GCGAGGTCAAAGTCAACACTGTTTGCTACTTGATGTACGATACACGCATCTAAGCTGTGGATAAAGTTAGCAGTCACTGCGTTGCCTTGTCCCTTCGGATCAATCTTATCACCCAGTTCATTAGCTTGTATCGTGACGCTCAAGTTTTGAAAGACACTCTCTACATTTATCTTCTTATATCTTCGGTAGCTCTGCACTACTTTGAATCCTGTTGGTGTTGTCCATGTAATAGCACTGTCGTATCCTAAAGCTCGTACACTCTCTCTTAAAAAGTTCATCACTCTATTAACAGGACGACAAACTTTCTTAGCTAATCGGTTGATGATATTACTGATCCAAATAACAGCAGTTAACATCTCACCTGTGCTTGTCCACGGATGATTAACTCCTATACTTTTAAACAAATCTTGTACTAAGTTATAATGGGTAGCACCGTATGGTCTGTTCATCACAGCTAACTTAGCAAGCTTACGAGAGAACCCGTACTGCATCCAGCTTTTTGCAAGTGTGCCTCCGTCCTGTTTCAACTCATTGTACACCATATCTGCAAACTCTGTGTACATATCATTAGCTTGGTCATCTTCCACCAGGTTGCACATCCGTCCGATCTTTTTATCTCGCAACAATAAGCTAAGTATTTGCATACCGTTGTTGCTACAGTCTTGACGAACAGGTAAGTAAGACACATATCCGTATCCTTCCTCTGTAAACTTCTTATACTCAAAACAAAATCGTAAGAAAGAAAACGGATCACTTGCTTCCGTCCACCAATCGGTCCCGTGTGGATCATTGGCTGCCTCAAGTATAAAGTCTTTGCGTTTTTCCACCCACTGAGTGCGTTCATCTCGTGTACCTTTTACTCCCCACAGGTTAGCACCGTGTACCAGTACAGCTTCCAAGTCCTCTTCATCGACAACTTGCTGACCGTTCTTAAAGTCTAACAAACTCTTCGCTAAGTCACTGGCTTGTGGATGTAAGTAGTAGGGAATAGCGTACACTCGACCTCTGTAATCACATCGATATGGAAAGTACATCTCATCCCACTTACTATATATCTTAGCTAAATGTAGAATACGACAGGTTTGATACCGCTTACTGCTGTTGCTTTCGTTAGCAGTCTTAATATCTTTTTGTTTTAACTTCCAAGCTCGTAACTCGTGTGGACATTCTCCAACGTACCTCGGTTGTTCTGGTATCGTACCAAAGTTAGGAATGTTTCCAACGACACGCTCATCCTCCCAACACTTTAACAAGACATCTAACATATCCGTATTGATCTGCCACGGTACTTTCTGTAAGTTATTAACTGCTCGCATAGCGTGTCCGTAGCTCTTCTCATAGTCCTTGAACCAATCAACTGGTTTACCTGTGATGAACTTTTGTGGAGGCATATGTTTAACACTGTACCCACCACCTAATAATCCGTACCAATCAACAGGACGGTCAGGTAACGCCATCTTAAAGACACGAGTCGTCTCCTTCCACGCATCAAATCGTTGTATCCAATCTGTAAAGTCAGCAGTTGGCATGACGATTCGTTCAGGTTTGAAACTCTTTTGTCCACCGGTATTGAATCCAATCTGAAAAAGTCCAGTCTCTATGCGTATCTCCTCCAATAACCACGCTCCGAGTGCGGTCTTACACTTACTATCCCATAGCGTGAACCTGTCCTCTTCGTAGTCGTAGAATTGTTTAAGCTTCATTGCTTTACTCCTGTCATCCAACGCCAACAGATCAAGCTTGTTAGGGTGCATAGTCTCTAATGCTTTTTCCCATCGTGCTTGGTTCTCAAATGCTTTCCCGATCTTATACGCCATTCTGCTGACAGGTAAGTTTTGTTGTAAGTTGTCAAGGAATGTTTGCAACGCAGAACTTGCTACCTGATACGGACACATATCTAATATAAAGGTAAGAAAAAGCGGTGTTGTGTGGTTGGTACTGCCTCCAAAAATGTGCATGAAATCCTCTACCTTTTTACCTAACCTTGGAGCCATGACTTTAAGCATTCTTTTTGAAGCTTCAGTCTTACTTGATTCACCCTCTGCCCGTAGCTTTGCTTGTCGGTTACGATATTGTGTCCGTCCCCACTCACGCATCCTCCAAGTGTGTCCTTTTTTAGTACTCATTTCTGGTCTAAATTATTGAACCAAACTCTTGGTAGGTATCGCTTCTTAGATGTGCGATGAGCAATTAACTTGCCGTCCTCGTCTCGGACATAACGCCCGAACTTGTCACGCTTAAAACCTGTTATTTGATTGTTGCTAAAGAACCAATCGAACCCCTCACGGATAGCTTTATGATCGAGTCCAGTCCAGTCAAAGGGTAGGTCAGTTATTTCCTCGTTGATATCGTTCACGAATTTCCTCGGTTAATATGTCAGCTTCTGCTTCCCAAAAGATACCTGATCTCATTGAATTTGAGGTGGTGATTGTCGCAGTAATCTTTTTGTTCGTCCTCTTCTTCCATTGTACGCATCTTTTCAAGGTGTTCTTCAAGTTCTTCATCCAGTTCATCATCGTATGGGTTGTATCGGTTAATATAAGAATCGTAGTTAGGTATATCGTAAGCTCTCATAGGTAAAGGTCAGTATCGTATGGGCTAACATAATCAACTTCTTTGTCTAACCATTCACTAATCTTTTTGTGCTCGTCATAGTAAGCTAGTTCTCGGTTATAAACCTCCAAGCATTCTTCAAAGGTATCAAAAGTAGATGCTTTCGTTGACTGATCAAACATACCTTGATCTGCTTGTGATTCGTCTTCAAAGTCCCAAACCTCAAAAACCAACTGCCATTTACCTGTTTCCTCCGAGCCGTATTTTTCTTTATCAATTCTTTTATGTTCCTTGTGCAATAAGATACTAAAAACTTCAGTACCATTAGCACCTCCACTTAAGCATTCACTTTCCAACTTTCGTATTTTCTCTGCGTCTATATTCATTGTTCCAGTCTCCGTGTTTCATCCTCCAACAGCTGTTGCAAGGACAGGTAAAGTGGAAAGTATTTATGATCAGGGTTCAGCTCCCCGTCAAACTCATTCCACATAATATGGTACATTAATTCCTCAATCATATCGCTCGGTTGTAGTAGTAGTTCTCGGTTATTCATAGGTAATTTAATATCGGTACATCCAGGCGGTAAATAAAATAGCTACTACCGCAAAACAGAATAGGTCAATCATTATCGTTTGTATTAGTTCTATTTAGTAGTTCTTGTTGTAGCTCCACGAGCCGATCACGGACACTTAAATTAGCGGGCATCCGATGTTTAAGCTTTAGGTAATATTGGATCAAATGTTCCAAGCTCGGTTCGTCAAGCGTTTCAAGGTGTTCTGGATTAGTTTTTGTCATTTTTATCGGTTAAAGTTATGTTCGTCACAGGTTGTACCCTCTCGTTCCATGCCGAGCAAGCTTTTATCGCAAACATCACAAGTCTTAGTCGCTTTGCTCCTATCGCCATTGCTCGCTTCGCTCATCAATAGCTCTTTAGATTCACGGGCAGGTAAGTTTCGGTTAAGCATCTTGATAACACCTTTACATTGCTCCATAAAATCTTCTTTGGATTCTGCTGTGCCTTGATACTCCGAATGATCTCGGCAGCTCCATAAAAGCTGAGGAGCTGTGCTGTATCTTTCATTATCTATTCGATAGAAGAAAGCAATCTTGCGTCCATTATGATCGGTTAGGTAGATGGTTACTGACATTCTAACACCTCACAATCATCTGCATCATCAGAATCTGTACGCCATCTCTTTACGATTACCTCGCCATCAATGCTATCATCAAAGTAATACTCATAATTTCCACAGGTAATCCAACAGCAAGCTGTCTCTATATCGGTTGAATCTTTGTCTTTAGGTAGTTCTATTTTCATAAGTATTTTAGGTGTTAGTTACTGGAGCAAATGGCGAGTAAGGCAAAGAGCCAGAAACTCCCGAAGATAACGTTTAGGATGAAGAACTCTTTAAGTAGGTTTATTAGTTTTTGTTTCATAAGTATAGGTTTGGTTTTGGTTGTTTGATGATTAATCATTATTTAATGCGTTGTCCAACCTGTATAGTAGGCTTCCCGATTCAACCACATTATCAAAGCTTTTTTAGTCAATGGTATATCCACCCTTTGAATTTCTACCTCGGAATGTGCCTCGCCTCCGTTTTCTGTATAGTATTTATAAGTTTTCTTGGCTTTCCGTTTGGCTTCTATCTTGTTTGAGTAGTAACAATGACAGCCATTTTCTAGTGTTCTATATAATTTCATAGTATTAATTAGCTTTGATCCATTCTGAATCATTTCCAATGCGGTAAAGTAAGTTTGAAATTACCTTTTTATTTAGCAATCTAGCTTTTTTAAGTTTGCGGTATGTAAGTATTGCTTCTTCCAATGTTGGAAATTCTGAATCTACGTACCAGTATTTAGCGTTCACCCATCTTGTTTTAACGATGTTAGTGTTAGTATTATTCATAAGTATAGTTTTTTAGTGTTTTGAGTAAGAGACGTTATCTACTGATTTATTCCAACAAGCCCGGCATTCAAGACATTTATTGCCTTGTTTTGATGATGGGCAAGTGAAATCGTTTGAAGTTACAACAGAGCTAGTTTGCACCCCTAATCTTTTTGCAAGTTTAGATGGCGGTGCAAAGTCTACTTTATGGGCTGACAATCTAACGATTAAGTTACTAGGCAAAGCCCCGTGTTGATCGATATAATCCTCTACAATCTTATACTCTCTAGTAGGTAACCAATGTTTGGTGTTAGGTGTTAGTTTGCAAACTTGTACAATCTGCCTGAGGTGAGAAATATCTTTCAAGTCGCCCGAATCGTGCCAACGGAAAAAGTCTTTTGATTGGTTAGATATCAGCAAAGCCATAGAATTGACCCATCTTACATCTGCTAAGCTTTGATATCTTTTCTCTAATGCTTTTTGCACATTGCCGAATCGATACATTCCTTTAAGAGCATAACATCCATGACAAACAGATCCTTTTACCTTTGCAAGTTTGCTACCGACATTGCAACGGCTAGCCGGTATTGAGTAAGCTCGACCTGGCATCTTTGACGGGTTTGATAGTCCACCCGTAATTTCTTTAGCTTCTTTGATTTTCATAAGTATAGTATTTGGTTTTAACAAAGCTGAATTGCCTTGCTGAAAGTACTCATGCCACAAGCTTGTCAATAGTTCCATCAAAAAAAGTTCAAATGATAATTGTATAAGCATCACTTATTGATGTTATAACAAAAGCTAATCACTAGATAAACGGCTTTCAATCGCTTCAATCGTTTCAATAATAAATGAAATTAGAACTTTGAAAGCGAAAAGAACATACAAGTGTAAATACACTAAATACATAAATGTACTAACTACACTAACAATGTAAGTACATACTTATTGCAATTGATGATTATCCGGTAGCTTTACACGAGTAAACCAGGAGCCTTATTGATAACAAGCTCTCATTATGATGTAAATTGTTGATGCTCTTAGTACTTACACCAAAGTCTAATTAGACATAACACATATTGTGCGAAGACTATCCCCCCTGTATATAATAATCTTAGGGGTATGCGGGGTAAACGGACGGATACCTATCGTATATAAGCCTCTCAGATTTTTTCAACTAAAACGATACCTCGCATTTTTCAGTTAAATCTTTTATCAGAAGGTGATGTTATTGTCTTCTTCAGTGTCTTCTTCATCGGTGGCTAAGTCAGGGTTAAAGATAACATCATCTGTTTCTGTCAGTACTGACAGCTTACAGAAGTCCAGGCATCCTGCTATTGTATAATCGTTAAGATCGTATTCACTTTTAAACCTGTAAACTAACTTAGCTAACTCGTATTGAAAGGTATCTGTTTGATCGTTAATGTTCATCGTTATTAATATAACAAAGGTATAGCTATTGTCGAGCAAAGCGATCTTCTTCCGAGATGTTATTGAGACTATTGTGAGACACCTACTGTCTACCGCTTAGATACTACCTTTTTAACTTTTAGTCTTTACAAAGTCCCTTCGGCTTGAGATTGTTATAATAATGAGATTTAGATAAGCCGTCTAGACGTACTTCTAAACGACACTTGCTCCTTAATTAGATAGGTCATAAGCAGTAGCAATATACAAAAGTTACAATAGCTGATACTTGTTGTACTACTCCTTTTAACAAAGATAACCATTACAAATACTACAGCTACTATCAGATCAATACACCTGTTATTTAGTTAGCTCATACTTCGTTCTTTCGCTAACATCTCTTAAAGGTCTTATTGATAACGACACTTATAACTGACCCTTTTAAGGATAGGTGTGTTTATAAATAAACCTAGAGTGTTAATGAATTACGACCAGAGGTAAGCTGTAGAACGACTACTTCTTTTATGAAAGCTATCAGTAAACTTATCGAGTTCTTCTTGAAGAAGTTCTTGTTTTCTATCAATCATCGATTGGTCTACATCAGCAGCCATTTGCTGCGTCCAATAACCAACTGCTATTGATAAAGCATCAAGACGGTCATCATGTACAAGTGAACCTCGATCTCTTGTTATTCGTGATAGCTGATACATTAACATATATCTAGTTTGTTGTTCTATAGGATAGCTAAGAGCTGACTTGTAATCATATGTTATAACTTTAGGGTCTACGATTAGACGGTGACTATTAAGTACCGGTTCTAAGGTGTCAACAATTCGTAGCTCCTTTTGTTTGTTATGTCTTACCTCTTCTATAGTAACAGGGTAAGTAGTACGAAACAAAGGTTTGATAAGCTCCATAAACATACCGTCTCCAAAGTTGCTCTCTATGACTACCTTATTAACTTTGTTATCCTTAGCGATAGCTACAAGTTCTTTAAGTGTCTTCTCATCGTATCCACCTTTTATACCACCTGCATCGGGAACATATAACAATCCATTTAACATCTTTACTACAGCATATCCCGTCTCATCCTTACCTCGTCCAGAGGGGTCAATAGATAGTACAGAACCGCTATACGGTATCATATCTCCTACAGTGGAAGAGGGTCGTCTGTACCGATCTCCTGCAAGTCCAACATTAGGTAGTTCTCTATCTGTGTTATCAGGATCACTTGACCAGACGATCTTTTCGGGAGCTACATCTGTATCAATATCTGTTATTATAAGATCGTTAATCTTTAATGGGTAGCGGTCAGCATCAGACAGCTTTGGATTAAGCATGAACTGTAGAGCATAACCGGTACGACCGTACGACATCTTTCTTTCTTCCAGGTCGAGATCAGTAAATCGTAGAGGTTCTGTAGATGTACCCACTGTCTCAGGAGATATGTTATCAGCTATAAGGGGTGCTAGATCGCCTCCGTAGTTATTTACAGCTTCAGTCTCATCAGGATACTCAGAAGACCATATACGGCTCTTGTAGCCTCTCTCTCTTAGTTTGTTATAGATACTATCTTCACACTGTGGAGTACCTAGAAAGATGATACGGGAGGAGTCCAGGGGTTTTATAATAGCATCAAACTCTTTTACTTGTTCATCCAGCTTATCTCTCATACCTTGTGTAGCGGAGTTGTTAGCTACTTCCACATCATCAGCTACGATAATATCAGCACGAGACCCTGTTAGCTGTGACGATATACCAAGTGACTTAACAGAGGGAGCGTGAGAAGCGGGAGCGGGTCCTACATCAAATGCTATCTTACTAAATCGTTGGTTCTCTGATGGCTTTAATCCTTGTAAAATGGGAATCTCCTGAATAATTCGCAAGGTAAAAGTAGAGAAGTCATCTGATCTATTCTTACTGGCTGATACAACAAGTATGTTCTTAGAGGGGTCAAGCAGTAGCTGATGGACTACAAAAGCAGATGTTATCCAACTCTTTCCAACACCACGAAACGCCATGATGACAGACCGCTTAGGACCGTTTTGCAGGTACTCAGCGATGTCGTACTGTAGCTCTGTGGGATCTGGGAGGTTAAGGTGTTTCCAAACTAGGAATAGAAAGTTTCTAAAGTCCCGTAGCTTGGGCGGTATCTCGATGTTGTTCTTCTTCTTCAAATGGTAACGCTTTTAATTGATGATCTAATGCGTTTAATGGAGTACCTAACCCACTGTCCATAGTAACATTGTTATCTTTGAGGAACTGTCTAGCACCGTTGAGTAGTGCAGCGTTGTACTCCCCCGTGTCGTCCATTATGTCTATACTACTTCTGTATGCGTCTGCTATCTTGTCGTGTAGTTTACTTCCTTCTTTATGACTTAACATGATGTATTAGGGTGCTTGGGTTTTATACGGATGAGCAGACGGTAGGTCTGCGGTGAGTCCCCACTTGTGTGCTAAGTAACCTTCGATCTTATCGGAGTTTGATTGTGTAACATCTTCAGTAAAAACAATTTCTCCCCAATCGGAGTCTGCATTGTTCTGATAATCGTTTAGCCTGACGGAAGATGTACCCATTGTCGATAAAGCTGACTGAGCCACATTGGTGTTATACGGTGTGGAATTTAAAGATAAGGTTGCACGGGAGTTGGGAATATCAAACTCAGCAGACAGTATCACCCATTGGTTTAATAAGTTCGATGAGTTTCCTGTCATACTAGTGCCTGGATTCACGTACCAATCACCTGAGAATACACCCGCACCACTCATGTTAAACATGATCATCTGTAGTGTGGGATTGCTCTTAGTGACAGTAACCAAAGCATCGTGACTATCAGACGCTGTGACCTTGACTACGAAGTACCATTTATGTACCGCTGTTGAACTAAACCCTACACCTGTGTAAGAAGTCGCATCTGAGTTGCCGTCAAACCTAAGTATGTTCTTATTATTCTGTGCCGTATTTACGGCTGTAAGCGTACTACCTCCAGCTGCATTAAATGTGTAGTTGTTGCCTGACTTATCTGCAATCGCTGTGACATTACCACCAGACGAAGTAAAAGTTGTCTGATCGTCCATATCTAACCATAGACGAGTAGTGATTGAAGATGGAGTCCAGGCTGCGTTAGTGGAACCGGATATAGCTAGTTGCATCTTATCTGCAAACGCTTCACCGATATCAAACATATCGTTTACTCCGTTGCCTGTTGTATCAGAACTACCATCGGATGAAGCACCTACATGGTTTTGAGAAGCACTATGTCCGTAGGTCGCAGCATCCACAATTCCTACATAAGCATCAGCACTAGCAACAGGAGTTAAATCTGTTCCGTATCCAATCTTTGTTATTACAACAGGGAACTGTGATGTGTTCGATACTCCGTAGGAATTACCTAGCACCGTTCTTACTGCTGCGATAAAAGTGTTTAATCCACTAACAGATGTACCACTCTCCCCTTGCCACCATATCATGCCTTTAAAGTTCCATGAGTATCCAGCGTTTGTTAACTTGGTAGTGGCATCCGATAGTGCTGAGAGTAATCCACGATAGCAGTCACCTTCTCGACTTCCTGTAGCTGTAGTGTCCCAGTCGGAAAGAGACGTACCAGCGTTAAGGGTAGAGGCACCAACTGCGTATTTAATAACACCTATTGGCTGAGTGGTAAGATTGATTGCGTTGGCTCGACTAACAAATCCAAGCTCCGGACCGAAGTTGGGTGAGTTTACTAAGTTATTACTATCCCCTCGTGTGCTTCCAGCTACCAGCGATGTCGCCCAACTAGAATAGTTCTGTGTGGTTTCTGCGTTGCTTGTAGAGTCATGCCAAGAGGTATAGAATAAGCCGTCTTGAGTTGCTTGTCCTGATGTAAGATCAGATACATCTGCCGAACCATGTGCATTCGATTGACCCGCTAATATAAATAGATCGATTGTCTTATTACTAATTACCGAGTTATCAAAAGTTCTGTACCATACTCCGTTATAAAAGTAGGACATCGTAGGAGTACCTCCAATTGTACCGTCTGTGACTAAGGCATTTGTTCCAGCAGTAGCAGCTAGAGGTAGGGAGGATTTCGTGTAGGTACTTATCTGTACACCGTCCTGTCCGTCAGCACCATCAGCACCATCTTGTCCGTCCTGTCCTGCTACACCCGCTGGTCCTTGGAATTGTGATAGAGAGTTCCACGCAGTAACACCATCACCGATCTTTAGTATTTCATTTGTTGTATCAAAACCCGGCTCTCCCTCGGAAAGTATCGGATTGTTACTTGACCAACTAGCTGCGGTGTCCCGTCTTAAAAATATTCTTCTTACTGTCATACTACTGCACTACCTCCGTTGATCGCATTAGCTTCAACATGGCTCAAGTTAGAGCGACCACCGTCAACTATACCAGTAGAAGAGTTCTCTAGTGTTGTTATCTTTGTTTCAGCGGTGTTCATGCGTGTATCTTTACTTGCTTTATCAGCTTCCAGTGTTGTTAGTTTACCGTCTTGTGTTGTTTTGTCAGCTTCTAATGTAGCTATCTTAGAATCCTTGATCGCTTTATCCGATTCGAAGTCACTCTTTAAAACCTCTAGTTCTCCTGCTGCACTTACCGCCAGCGATCGTGATTGTGCTGATAACGGATTAACCGTCTGTTTTGCTCGTCGAAGCATCTCAACACTTCCATCTACGCAACGCTAAAGCTTTTCTTGTTGGT